GACTGGTGTGGCGTTCAGGCATTGAACACCATCCGCAAGGAAGGCTGGCGCTCAGTGATGATCAACTACAACCCAGAGACCGTATCTACCGACTACGATATGTGCGACCGTCTCTACTTCGATGAGTTGACCTTTGAGCGTGTGATGGATATCATCGAGATGGAGCAGCCTCATGGCGTCATCGTATCTACTGGTGGTCAGATTCCAAACAACTTGGCTATGCACCTGGATGCTCAGAATGTGCCAATCTTAGGTACTGCTGCCAAGGACATCGATAACGCTGAGGACCGTGCCAAGTTCTCTCAGATGTTGACCAACAACGGCATCAACCAGCCAGAGTGGAGCGCCCTGACCTCTATGGAGGACATCGACAACTTCATCGAGCGTGTAGGGTTCCCTGTATTGGTTCGTCCAAGTTACGTTCTTTCTGGTGCTGCGATGAACGTATGTTCTAACGAGGAAGAGTTGAAGCGATTCCTGCAGTTGGCTGCCAACGTAAGTGAGGATCACCCAGTGGTAGTAAGTAAGTTTATCGAACATGCTAAGGAGATTGAGATGGATGCTGTGGCAAAGAATGGCGAGGTGATTGCCTATGCGATTTCCGAGCACATCGAGTTTGCCGGTGTTCACTCAGGCGATGCTACCATCCAGTTCCCTCCTCAGAAGTTGTATGTTGAGACAGTTCGTCGTGTGAAGCGAGTAGGTCGTCAGATTGCCAAGGAGTTGCACATCAACGGTCCGTTCAACATCCAGTTCATGGCTCGTGACAATGATATTCTCGTTATCGAGTGTAACTTGCGTGCCAGCCGTTCGTTCCCATTCGTGAGCAAGGTATTGAAGATTAACCTCATCGAGTTGGCTACCCGCGTGATGCTCGGTTTGCCAGTAGAGAAGCCACACAAGAACCTCTTTGATCTCGACTATGTAGGTATCAAGGCATCTCAGTTCAGCTTCAACCGTTTGCAGAAGGCAGACCCTGTATTGGGTGTGGATATGAGCAGTACGGGTGAGGTAGGTTGCTTGGGCGACGATACATCTACCGCACTTCTGAAGAGTATGCTTTCTGTGGGTCATCGCATTCCAGCCAAGAACATCCTGCTTTCTACAGGTTCTGCCAAGCAGAAGGTAGATTTGCTCGATGCTGCCCAGATGCTGGTTAAGCATGGTTACAAGCTGTATGCAACCGGTGGTAGTAGCAAGTTCCTCACCGAGAACGGCATTGAGAACACCCGTGTGCTCTGGCCATCAGAGGAGGCAGAAGGCGGTGCGCCTAAGGCTTTGGAGATGCTCCATAACCACGAGATTGATATGGTAGTGAATATTCCGAAGAACTTGACCAGCAGCGAGTTGAGCAATGGTTACAAAATCCGTCGTGCCGCTATCGACCTGAACGTGCCATTGATTACCAACAGCCGTCTGGCGAGTGCATTCATCTATGCATTCTGCACTACCAAGCTTGAGGATATCGACATCAAGGCTTGGGGAGAGTATAAATAGCTCTTTATTTAAATAATTCTCGCCAAAAGAAGTCAACCGTTTTACAGCTGATCTTCTTATGGTGGTCAATGAAAACTTTTCATCAACAAAAAAGCTTGTCTGTAGTAAGTGATGCTATAGACAAGCTTTTTTTATGAAAAATCAAAAAAACTTGGACGTTATTTTTGCAATCGTCTGAAAAACAAGATGTATTGCAAGCAGATGAACTGCAAGCAGATGTACTGCTTTCTGTAAATCGTTCGCCATTGGCGAACGATTTGACAAATACAAGATTATATACCGATGTCTGCTCCATCATAGAGCAAGGCAGGAAGGAAGCTTATGCCTCCGTCAATCATAAGATGATAGAAACCTATTGGAACATAGGGCGACGCATCGTGGAAGAAGAACAGAATGGTGAGGCACGTGCAGAGTATGGGTTCAGATCATTGCGCAATTATCTGAGCAATTGACACATCAATATGGTAAAGAATTTAGCAAAAGAAATTTGGCTTATTTTCGCCAATTCTACTTGACAATCAATGATATACGAATTTTGCAATCACGATTGCAAAATCTTACTTGACACATATAACAAAAGTTCTTCGTGTGGAAGACTCTATTGCCATTCGTTGGTATCTCGAAATGGCTTCAAAGGACATGTGAGACAAACAAATAATAACAAAACTTCCACCATTATGATACCAAGAATTAAGAAAATGTCAGTTCTCGATGACTATATCCTTTTCGTTGAATTCGATGATGGATATAAAGTGTTGTACGATGTGAAGGATGACATCAAGACGCTTCCTTCGTTTCGTGCATTAGTTGATGTATATGGCCTTTTTAAACAAGCCCAGTTGGACACCAGCCGAACTTGTGTATATTGGAACGACAAGATAGATCTAGCCAGCGACAGTATTTATGAGTGAAAGGCAGCATAATTAAAATCCCGGTTTCGTCATTCTTGATGATTCCCAATAGAAAAATCCCTGCTGTAGGAAAGGCTTCCTATGGCAGGGATTTTTTTGTAAAGAAACATATATAGGTTTACTTGTCAAACAACTCCTTTCTGTTTGCAAAAATACAACCAATATTTTGATTATGCAATTATGGTTTCACGAAGAATGTTGTTTTCTCAACATCAGATAATTGACTACGAGAATCAGTAAGATACAGGGCAATAACAATATGGGAAATAAACATGCAAGTAACATGATAGTCCCTAAATAATCACCTGCGGTTACAATTAAAGTCATTATCACTACGACAGTACAAAATGCCATTGCCATGCTTATTGACAGGGGAATCCAATGCAGCTTTGAACAGCACTTCCACCCAATAGTGGCAGTCAAGAGGGCGCAAGAAACACTCATTCCTCCTAGAAGTAGCAATTCAAATAGTCCTTTTACTTCAAATCTCATTACGACTACCACGGGAAACAACATTCCTATAATTCCCCAAATGAGCAGGAACTTGTCCCAAAAGAAATTTTGATTTAATTTCATGATGATTCTTTTTTGGTTGATTAAAAAATGGCATAATTACTATTCGCATAAGTCCTTGCTTTTTTCAATGCGCATCAAACTCACCATAGCAAAACATGTCGAACACCTTTATCTTGAAAATAACTTGACAGTATGCTTTCTGCCTTTGCTGGATATCTCGCTATGAGCAGGAAAAAACTTGTCGATGTCTTTGTTGTCTATAGTATGAACTTGTATCTTCTTGTCTTTTGTTTCCATATAGCTTTCCTTTCTTTTATTATTGTAGCAAAGATACGCTGAATATTCGAAACTACCAAACTTTTCTAGTAATTTTTGTGATTTATAGTCAAATGATAAGGGTGCACCAAAAAAGCAGTGGTAACTTTAGGTATGTCAAAATGAAGTCGTAACTTTGCAGCATCAAATAACTCTATAATCGAAAAAAACTTCAAAAGAAGTGATTTTCTCAGATTTTATTTGTACTTTTGCCATGTCATTCAGAGTTTTATTTGTTTTTAAATGCAACACTAAAATAAGTGAAATATCTGATATGGCAAAAATCTGTGCAACTTTTTGTTGCTAGGGTGCTTATAAAAAGTATTAAATTATAGTGTTGCGGAAATTAGGATAAGATGAAACGTTATTTAATTCTTTCACTTTGCATTGTATTTTCTATAACATGCTTAGGACAAAAAAGAGTGAACCGGCCTAAAGTTTATTTTAACAATGAAGGGGTAATACTTAACAAAGTTATTGGTTGGGCTTATGACCACAATACAGGTGAATGGATAGACTGGGTTAACTGCATAAAAGCTAAAAAACTTAGCAAAAAAATCAGAACTCAGACAAAACAAAATGCCATCTTCTTGTCAGATTGTTTTAACAATATTATTAGTCTTCAATTTAAAACTATAAAACTAAATAATATTCCTTATTATGTTTTGGTATGGGAAAAATATAACGGAGCATATAGATATCCTAATATTCGTGAAGATTGGCAATATTGGAAAGAAAAGATTTTCTTAATGTTTACCGAGGAAGATATGAAGAAACTTCGAAACCTTTCCAATTCACCAATTGTATTGAATCTTACAGCTCCAATGAAAAGTGAATTAGAAAGAAATATAATAGACGAAGACATCATCCAGACTTCTATGAGTAAGTTGTATCCACTGAAACTGTCTTTCATTATTTATAAAGCAACAGATGGTTGTTCTATCAGATTTAAGTTCATAAAGAACTCGCATGATGCGGACATTGACAAACAATATTTTGAAATAAGTGAAGCTGACTACCAAAAGTTTATCAATGTAAAGCCATAAGTAGCAGACTGCAAGAATAAGTTGGCTTGTGGAGATACTTGGTCAAACTAGCAGGACATATGCCAAGAGAAATCTACTGTAATGAGGATATATCTTGAGTGGCACCAAAAATAGGAACAGCCGTATGCCGAACGGCACGTACGGTGGTGTAAGAGTTCGGAAAACGAGAGTAGGAAGAAAACTACTTCGTTTTCCTGCTACTCGATTTTATCAAAAAAGACTGATAAAAAAAGCAAAAAATAGCAGATTTGAGCTTTTGTTTTGAGTTTCAAGTGGTTGTGGTAGTCGTTGGCTTTAAGTGGCATTCGTGAGGAAATGCGAAAATGGCGGATTTGAGAAGTGGAAACGCTTTCAAGTCATTACCTCAAAGAAATGCCCTAATAAGCATATTTAACGGCTTCGGTTCTTACTTCTCCATTCTGCACAGGTTTAGAATTTGCCATGCAACTCTCATGATTTAATTTTGCACCGAACAAAAGCAAGGAATTATGAGAAGTACATTTAAGACAGTCTTCTATGTAAATGGAAGCAAGGAGAGAAACGGAATTGTCCCTATCATGGGACGAGTGACAATCAACGGAACTATCGCACAGTTCAGTTGCAAGCAGAGCGTTACCAAGGCTATTTGGGATGCCAAGGGCAACAGAGCCACAGGCAAGAGTAAGGAAGCCAAGGAGGTGAACTTTGCGCTTGACAACATCAAGGCTCAAATCACCAAGCATTACCAGCGACTTTCCGACCGTGAGGCGTTCGTTACCGCTGAAATGGTGAGAAACGCCTACCAAGGCATAGGCACGGAATACGAGACATTGCTCAGAGCCTTTGACAAAGAGAACGCAGCTTTTGCCAAGCGTGTGGGCAAGGATAGAGCCAAGAACACCTACCGCAAGTATCTGACGGTAAGAAAGTATGTTGCCGATTTCATCAAGTATCAGTACAAGCGCAGCGATATGTCCATGAACGAGCTTACTGAGGAGTTCATCCGTGACTATTGCCTGTATCTGAAGAATGTCGTCGGACTTGCGCAGTCCTCCATTTGGATTTACTCCATACCACTGAAGCATATTGTAACGGCAGCTCACTACAACGGCAAGATACCGAGAAATCCATTTGCCATGTACCACGTTGACCCAGACCACAAGGAACGTGAGTTCTTGACATTGGACGAGCTTACCGCCATGACAGAGATAAAGTTGGAAGACCCGAACATGGCATTTGCGAGAGACCTTTTTATCTTTGGCTGTTGGACAGGTATATCTTTCATCGACATCAAAAACTTGACGGAAGATAACATCAGCATGATAAACGGTGCTCCTTGGATAGTTTCCAAGCGTCAAAAGACAGGCGTGCCGTTTCAAGTCAAGCTGATGGATATTCCGATGCAGATTGTTGAGAGATACAAGCCATTGAGAAAGGACAGCCACTTGTTCAATATCGGCAGACTTGACACTATCAACAAGCGCATCAAGAAAGTGACTGCAATGTGTGGCATCAAGAAACGAATCTCGTACCACGTTAGTAGGCACTCGTTTGCAGTATTGTCCCTGGAATACGGTATGCCGATTGAGACAGTAAGCAAGATACTCGGTCACACGAACA